CCTTGACACCGAAAAAGTCACGCTCAAACAATTCACGATAGCCTGCGTAGAAACTACGGACAAGACCCGGATAGCGTGTCTTGACTTTACGCTCGATCCGAGCATCCTCAACTACATTGAGGAAACTTTTAAGAGTACGATCCTCACAAACAGCATCATGCCAACCCTCTGCAGGAGTCTCGTGTACATGACCGACCTCGTGACCGATAAGCAGGTCTTGCATACAAGCAGGCATATCCTTCCACTTAGGAATGAACATAGTGCGACTAGTAGGATCGAATGCTGCGGTTGGGAGATCAGCCTTAACTTCTACCGTTATGTTTTCGGTAGACAGTAGTTTTGCCAATAGTGACTTTTGTTGAATTTGCATATGATGGTCCTCACAACCGTTTTCTCATTTTGTACCGTTATTATAGAGGATTGAAGACCAAATGTCAAATACAATTTTATTAATAAAATCAAGCACTTAGAGAAGAGTTGTCGTAAGTGTTTGATTTGTATGGTATTTTATTTTTAATTATTTTTATCAATCAAATCAATGACTTACCTTTTTTTGCTGCTTTATTTAGCTCTCTTTTCTGTTTTTTATGTTCGGATTCCATGATTTTGTTCCTGGCATTTAGGCGCTTAGTAACTTCGGTTGGGTCCATCCAATAATCTTTACCCTCTAGTATACTATCTATTTCCTGTGTTGTAAAGAACCCGTTGTACACTCTAGACATTAAATTTTTTGCCCACTTGTCATTGTGGCTAACTTGAGCTAACATTTCATTTCCCTTTCCGATAGCTCCGCCTGAAAAGTTATGAAACATGAAAATACTGTGTTCGGATATTTCACACACATCTGCCATCAAGAACAAAAAGGTAGCTGCCGACATACAAGCTCCTTCTACTATTGCAACAACGGTAGCTCTGGATTCTGACATTGCACTCATTAGTTGAACTGCTGTCAGCGCCTGTCCTCCATAACAATTTATATGCAGATAAACTACATCCTGTTCGTTTGATGATCTAAGAATTTGCGTCCATTCAGAATATTCTTCTGGGTTTCCAATAGCACTGTTCAAATAGAAGTCTAGTATCTGACCCGTAGGACGATTGAATACACCTCTTACTACTGGAGTCATATCATAATCTTTGTCTCTGGATAATTTAGACATACTATATACTCCTTTAAATGGTATCGTAATACCGGGTCACTGATTTTATTTTTTCAATCTGCTTGTCAATAATAGAATTTCTTCCGGGCCAATGTATAAAATCTTTGTCTGGATTTTTTTGTAAGTTGTATAGCAAAGGTAAAATAAGGTCCTCTACTTGTTTAAGTTTTGAAACGACATCCTGTTGAACTAACTCTCTATGTTCGTTAATCATAGAAGAATCGTCATTGTTAATAATCAAAGCCTCCAACCTTTCTAGTTTATCCATTAGAGGTTGAATCTGTGAATTATCTAATTGGGCCACTACAGGATCAGGTGCAGTAGTTTCACTTTGTGGCATTTCATCTACAGCAGTAAATCCAAAATCCCAATCATCTGACATTAGAATTTTTCCTCTTATAATTTTTAACTTTTTTATCCATGCTCTTCAATGCTCTTTCAATTTTGAGTTTAGAAGCTCTCATAGTAAAATTTTGACCTACCATATGATCGTATTCGTGCAAAACTACTCTAGCAGGGATACCACTAAATTCTTCTACTACCTCTTCATTTTCTTCATTGTAATATTTCAAAGCACATGTAACAGGTCGTCTTATCATCAACCACAACCCTGGATATGACAAACAGCCTTCTTTCATTATTGTAGTTTGGTTACTTACTCCAATCAATTCTGGATTAAAAAAAGTTTTTCCTGGCATGTCACCTATTTTATTAATGACAAACACCTTCATATCTAATCCTACTTGATTAGCTGAAATACCAATGCCGCCAGTTTTAATCATCGCACCATGCAGTTTTTCACTTATATCTTTAGCATCGTTTTCTTCAAAGTCGAAATCTACTGGAGCTTTTTTAAGAAGTGGATCGCTAAAACTTATTAATTCTAAATCTTCCATTATGTCATCACCGAATAGTTGTTTTTCTTTTCAAACCTAATTACATTTCTGAATTTATCAAATAACTGATCTGATTTGTGACTAATTACAAAAACATTAGTCTCTTCACCAATAGTATTTAGTAGTTGCATAACATAATCAGTACCATTTACATCTAGTGAACTATCAAACACCTCATCCAAGAGAAGAAGGTTCGTACTTGCACTATTCTTCATTTTAGCAATTGTTCTCCAAGTGAATACAAGTGCTAAATCAATCCTTTGTTTTTCTCCCTCACTAAAAGAGGCGTAACTAAATTTGTCCCTGTGTCTAGACTTAATCTCTTCTTTGAATGTTTCGTCAAGATCAAATTGAACAAAGAAGTCCATTGACTTCAAATATTTGTTTACTAACTTATTTATCAAAGGCAAGTATTGACGAATAATTTTAGTTTTAATACCAGAGTCTTTTAAAAGAGATTCTGCTATATTATGGTATTCCTGGTCTTCTTTTAATTTAGTTTTATCTCCGGTCTTTGAAACTAAAACTTTAGCTATTTCTTTTAATTTACCTGTTTCGTTTTCTATGTCCCCAACCTTATTTTTAGTCTCAGTTTTTTCAAGAACTAATCTTTGAAGATGAGTTTGTGTAGACATAATAGTGTTATTAGTATCTACTATTTTCTGTTGCAAGGAAATAAATTCATCATAAGTTTTATCTAAACTATCCCACTCACTTTGCAACTTGGTACTTGCGGATTCTAGTTCAGTTATTTTATTTTCTTTTTCTTCTGTTATTTCTTCTTTGAATTCATGAGGAATCCCTTGCTTACAGGTAGGACAATCATCATGATCAGCATAAAATAATAATTCTTTTTTCTGTTCCTTTATTTTTCTTGTAAAATCCAGTTTAAAGGATTCTAACTTTTTGCGCTTGCTTTCTATGTCCCCATATTTGTCTTTGACTTCATTATCAAATTTAACCTGTGAAAGCAAAGTATTAATAGTACTTTCGGTAGAATTTATTTCATCAATTATTTTAGCTACCTTTTCCTGTTTGTCTGTCTCTAAAGTTTCTATGTACTTTTTCTGTATATTTGCTTTTTCTTTAGTTATGGTTAGTTCAGTTTCTATTTCAGATAGCTTACCCTTTAATTCGGTCATTCTAGTTTTCAGTACTTCTTTCATCGTAGTAAAGATACGAATATCCAGAATGTCTTCAATAATCTCACGGCGAATATTAGGAGTCAACTGCATAAAAGGAGTGAATGAAGCACTACCAAGAATAACAATTTGAGTAAACGATTTGTAGTTTAGTTTTAGAATGCTTTCTTCTAAATATTTTTGATAATCTCTTATACTTGCATTCTGATCTATTAACTCACCTGAAATTTCAATATCAAAAATACTCGGCTGACTTCCCCTGCGAACCAAGTAAGACTTAGAACCTATAGTGAATTCAACTTCAACAACCATTTTTTTGCGATTGATTGTGTTTATCAATTGCGGCTTAGAAATATTTCTAAATGGCTTATTGAAAAGTGCAAATGTAATGGCATCTAACAGTGTAGACTTACCTGCGCCATTCTCTCCCAATATAAGAGTGCTGCTGCTTCTATTCAGTTGTATTTCAGTAAAGGCATTTCCCGTAGATAGGAAATTTTTATAACGTATAGTAGAAAAATTTATCATGCATGATCCTGAGCTTCAACGTATATCGTTTGAAGTAATGTTTTCAATGTTTCTTTATTGACATTAACTTCAATACCATCAACATATTCTTTTAACAATGACATAGTGTCTTCTAAGTCAACGTCTTCACCTATTGCCTCATCTTCAAATTCTGATAAGTCTTCAATTATTTTCAATTCAATTAAATTACATTGATACAAATTATCTATAAGGGCATCAAATTTACCAAAGTCAGTTTTCTTTGTAACAATTACTTTTATGCAACAATTTTCATAAAGAGAATAATCAATAGATTCAATATCATCTCTACCAGATTCGGTTGTATCATCATAATATATTTTGTGAAATATTTCATTTGGGTTGTTAATGTATTCAATTTCTTTTTTGTTAGTATCATAAAGTGCAAACCCTCTAGGATCATCCCAATCAGACCAAGTTATTTGATAAGGGTTTCCCATGTATGTGATATTACCTTTAGTATGTCTGTGATGGAAATGACCACTAACAACCATAGGAAGGTGACTAAAAATAGAAGGATCCATACCATGAGGATTAGGGGATCCACGATACATCTGATAACCAGAAAACTCAAAGTGTCCCAAACAGATGTCAGCTTCTGACTTGGAAATAATTTTAAAAGATTCTTCATAATTTTCACTGCATATCCAAGGCACGAACAATACTTTGCTTTCGCCCATTTTAATTTCAGTAACTTTCTCGTAGAGAGTAATGTTTTTATAATCACTCAATAGTAGATTAGGAGAATTTACATCGTTTGTATTCTTAAAGTAAGTATCATGATTACCAGGTATCATGTGTAAATCTATATTAGCTTCCTGCAACTTATCAAAGAAATATTCTTTACAGTTTTTAAGAGTATTATAATTGATATACTTTCTTCTGTCAAAGGTATCCCCAAGATCAAAGACTGTTTTTATTCCTTGCCTTTCAAGTTCAGGGAAAAAAACTTCTTCATAAAATCTTCTGAAATGAGAATCAAAATGCTTAGAGTCGCTTCTTGCACCAAAATGCAAATCTGTTACCATTGCAAACTTCAATTTTAAGCCTCGTAAATTGCTGAGTTAGCGCCATGTTCCGCTACTTCTACTTTAACACAACAGCACCTACCGTCAGTCATAGCAACAACAAGTTCATCTGCAAAATTGAATGCATGTTCAGCAAACTTTTCTGCACCGACTCCGTTCATAACAACTATCTCAGCCAAACCTTTATATTGTAGATCATAGAAGTCGGCTAGATGAGGGTCCATTTTGTCTAATACAAGTTTGTGATCAAAAGTTTCTTCTAACCAGTTTTTTAATTCTTTAAGACCACCAAAATCTACAACCCAATTTTTATTATCTAGTTCTTCACATGCAAAGGTAAAAGTAAATGCTAAACTGTACCCGTGAAGTAAACTACAGTGAGAATGGTCTGCATTTGGTTGTCTGAATACTGCTGATAGACCAACATTGTGACCATACTTTTTTGTGCTATAATGCATTACCTATTCTCCCACTTGTATGCGTGTTCTACAATATCGGAAAGTGTATACTTAGGAGACCAATTCAAATAGTTTACTGCAAGATCGATGTTTGCAAATGTCTGCGAGGGGTCACCCATTCTTCTTCCTGTAAGATTTATTTGTATTTTCTTTCCTGTATAATCCTCAAAAGCGTTTATAACATTTATAACACTTTCACCTTTGCCTGTTCCTATGTTAAATACCCTCTCTGGTCCTTCATATTCTAATGATTTTATGTGTGCATCTGCAATATCATAAACATGAGTATAATCTCTTATACAAGTCCCGTCAGGTGTGTCGTAGTCTCTACCAAAAATAGTAAAAGGAAGATCCTGACCAAAACATCTGGCAAGAATAGGAACTAAATGTGAATAAACATCTTGACAGTAACCGTGCCTGTTCAATGGATCCGCACCCGCAGCATTGAAGTATCTAAGAGCCAGAGTTTTAATACCGTAAGCTCTGTCATAATCTTTCAATACTTCTTCAAACATGTCTTTTGTTCTACCATAAGGCGACATGGGATTTTTTATATTATTTTCTGTTGTAGGAAATTTTGGGTCATCACCATATACGCTACTAGAGCTACTGAAGATAAATCTTTCAACACCTGCTTGAATACACTTATCAAGAAACCTGATGCTGCTGACAACATTATTGTTGTAGAACACTGATGGTTCCTCAACGCTGCGACCCACTTCATGGTCAGCAGCAAAGTGTATCACTGATTTAATGTTGTGACGTTTCATAATATCTAAAACAGCATTATCATCAAATGAGTAAGTATAACAGTTCTTAGCTGTGTCTGCAACCCAATCCACAACAATAGGTTCATAACCTGCAGCTTTCAACTGAATAACGGTTTGTGTTCCTATGAAACCATTACCACCTGTAACTAATACATTATCTTTCATATTTTGCCTTTGTTACGGATTTACGATAATCAGTGTGACCTCTCAAGTAGGAAGAGTTCTCACCGTCTAACATACATTCAATGGTTCTGCCTATTGTTCCATTTTGATAATCACTTACTCTGCCTATATTATACTTATCTAAATTGTCTGTGTCAATAGAGACAATCATTCTTTGCAATTTTTCTATTGCATCGTCTATCGACCAAGGAACATACATGTGATTAGCGTTGTTGGCAAAAACCTCAGGAAAACTTCTATATGCTGGGAACAGTGTGAAACAACCCATAGTGTCTGCCTCACTGACCGTATTACTGACCCAATCTTGTAGCGCACAATTGAAAAGTACCTGACTATCAGCTAACAAACTGTAATATTCATTCTTCTTTAGACCTGTATATATTTTAAAGTTTGCTGTGTTTCCTGATTGAAGTTTCATTGCTCTATCTACATAGACCTGATTGTTACTCTTTAGTTCAGGATGACCACAGAAAATAGCAAACTCCATTTCAGTATCTATTTTGTAGTATTCTTCAGCCAAGTCCATGTAAAAATGTGGCAGTTTCTCATCATCCCAGCGAGAAGAAAAACATACACGTTTTGTTCTGTCTTTGAGTTCTTTTGTAGGTGTTACTCGTTCTAATACTTCTGACTTACCGTAAGGCAACCCTGTCACATAAATTGGTTTCTTGAATCCTGCAATACGAAGATGCGCTACAAATTCTTCTGATGCTACCATGATACCATCAACAAACTGATCGACCATTTCTTCATACTTACGCATCCAATCAAACATACCTTCACGAATTAGAAAATCGTCCGGGTCAACAGTTTGTGCCAAGAAGCGTAGAAACACTTTCGGTCTATATCCTTCTGGACTTTGATCCATAATGTATGGCAAACATTCAAGCCCCGGAGTAAACATATCTTCATAGAAGATAACATCGTCACTTGTCACTTCACCATTCTTCATCTTCTGAATAAGATTCATGTGCTGCGACAAACTATAGTAGGTTCTGCCGTGTGCATCAAGCACACTTCCTGTTACAATAGCCTTAGAGTTATCAAGTTCTTCTCCTTGAATAACCTCATAGTCAATGCCTTGTAACTTGAATACTCGTTCATTCCATTCTTGTAACTGTAGAGTGTATCTTGCTTCGTAGGACTCTAGTCCCATGTAGAATAGTTTACGCATTACTTAATATTGCCCCATTTTCATCGTCTTCATAAACTTCAACTTGAACGAATCTGCCTGGATAATTTACTTCAATGTAGTCCAGTAAATCTTCTGCTAACATTTCGCATGACTTATTATCAGCCTGTATAATATCAGCCCTGAAAAGAAGTTCAAGATCACGCTTGAACAAAATAAATTCTACATCTCTGTCATTGTGAAAAACCTCAAGCGTCACATAAAAATGAAATATGTGACGATGAGGATATTTAAGAAACTCTACTCCTTTAGGTGCATTAGGATACTTGTGTACACCTTCTTTCTGAAAAGATACTTTTATTTTCCTAGACGTTACTGGCATCAAACCACTCCGGTATTTGTCGTTTAGTCCACTTAGCAAAGTCACGTTTGTAAATACGATAATAATTACGATATGCTTCAATCACATTAGGTAACTTTGCATCGTTAGGCATTGCTTGTGGAATTTCTGTTAGATCACCTTCAGGTATGTTTGAAGGAGTATTACATATTATATGCTCAAGTTTACTCTGTGTCAAATGAATTCTACCATATCGGTGAGTGTACTCTTGACACAGAGCAGACCATAACCTGAACATGTATTCGTAGTTTGCTTTAGTTGCCCTCGTCCAAATGCCTGAAGGGTGATTTATGTGTGAGGCCTTGTAGACATTGTTTTCCAGAACGGTATCAGTCAAACGCCATCTTTTTATACTACGATTATTGGCAGTTTTATCGTGATACATTGTGCCGTCAAGTACACGGTGAGCAGTAGACATAAGCTGGGCATATTCAATGATCATCTTACAACAATGCTTATCACAGTGCATTTGTGCCGAAACAACAGGGTCTTGGTCTAAAGCAAATATATTCATATCAAATTCCTCAAGTTTACCATTACATGATAACATCAAAATTCGATTGTGTCAAGACATAATATTTTTAAATGTTGTTTCAAATTCTTCGTTGATGGTTGTCTCTTCGGCAAAGTTCTGCTTGTGATATACCCGAGCCATTTTCCGGATTACTCTTTTATCCAAGAGTTCTTCTTCATGAACTTTATTCACAATCTCTTTAACCAAGTCTCTTTCAGCATCCATTCGGGTCATGGAGTTTGAAATTTCTACAATTGCGTTTCTAACTTTGTTTGGATCCATAATATAATTCCTTCTTTAACAAAATAAATCTTCTAGTGTTACTTTATCTGAGGGCTTAACATGTGAGATACTTTTTGATTTCTTTTTTTCTTTAAAGATACTGCCCCAGCGGCTCATCCAAGCATTGAAGGAATCTGTATCTTTAATATCAAAAAGTTGTTGACCTGATATTCCAGGGTATCTTTTATCAGCTAGTTCCCATAGCTTATTTTTATTGTTTATAAGTTCTTCAAGTTCATCCATGAAGTTTTTTATAGACACACAACACAGTGAAGTTCTTGCAGTATACCAAGTGCTTAGTTCTCCGCATTTTTCCTTATAAGGAACTGAAGGAACATTCAAACATTCATGGAATTTTTCTTTTGTCATACCAAGATTGTAAACACGGTTTATATCATTTATTAGAATGTCGTATTGTATATCTGGATGTGACTCTCTGGGTTCTCCTACCACTACAGAGTCTGCACTTCTTGCCCTAGTGAAATTCATTGTTCTTCCAGAGCCAGGAATATAATCTCCGTTTTTAATCGACCCTCTAATGTAATACATACCTGTCTCTACTCCCCTAGAGTGTGTAGTAGAGTCGTATGAAATATGAACATCACCGTATAATCCAGTGTTCAAAAATATAAGATAAGGTATCATTCTATTAATAGAGCCTACACCTAAAACATGAAGATGCAGTTTTCCATTTTCATCTCTAACAGGAACCTGACTAGCAAAAAAGGCTTTCTGAATATCTTCTAAAGGACCAGTGCCCAACGCAGCGCCGCCCATTGCTACTCCGCCTATACGGTGATGATCTTCTTTCGGTACAGTGTTTAATATCGTATCTGTCCACTCAAGATATGTTTCTAAGTCGCCTCCTTGACAAATCATAAAGGGTTTACACGAACTGTTATTCTCTTTG